GAGTGCTTGATACACTGAAACCACTCTCATTTGTAACGCTATCTCGCGTCCAAATCGAAATTGTAATCCAGCGAGGACGTCGCGTCTCTCAGCTTTCGTCAGTTCCAGTCCCCAAGGCTTCCAGCATCGGGATCGTTGATCCAATTGGAATTCTACCTTGAGGCATGAATATAGTCCCTGTGATTTTTTCATCATACTCGCCTTCCGCTCTTGCTTCTTCTAGTGAAATGATCCCCGCTCCAAAATCTTCGCGAATTGCTTTTCGCTTTTGTGTTAATAGCTCCTGGATCGCCAGGATGGATTTCTCGTTAATTGGCAATCTAATACTCTTATCGTTGAACTGCTCTTGAAGGAATAGCTCTAGGTCACATATAATTTTTCTTACGAGAGGGATAATGTTGTTAGTCCACAGAAATATTCGAGCCTCTTTGAAATTGTTGAATGTTGTTCCCTCGCCGAATCCCAACAAGAAAGGCGGATAGTTTAAAGCCCACGCAAGCTCGCGAGCGGTGACAGTCTTGCTTTCATTCCAGTCTAATTCCTGTCCTGTCTGTCCGAATCTTTCAAACTTACCGAGCCAATTCAACACGAAAACTCTTCCGCGATTCAAAGGACCTCCCCATTTTTGATTCACTTGATCGGAGACTTTATCCATCTGCTCTTTAGTCGGGGGAGCTGTCATCTTATCTCTAGTCGGAGGTTGTAAAGTAAATGCTCCAGCCGGAGCCCCGTCGTTCTTTAATACTTGCATGTGCAATCGAGCAATTTCGTTTCTCTGATCCAGGGAAAACTTGCCGGATCCTAGTGACGGATACCCCGCATTTAATAATAGAGGATCGAGGCGGCGGCTTTCAAAAATATCGCTCTCGCCGGTAACTGGATCGACCGGGAATGTTCCGACATTTCCCCTTACGATTTGGTATTCTTTCAGGCTTTCGGTCTTACCGAAAACCGTTCCTTCGATTTTGATCACGTGGTCCGGACGAATAATCGGCAATCGAAATACTGTCCCTGTAGATTCAACCGCTTCAGCATAACAGGATCCGCCCAAAAGATAATAAATGATTTGATTCTTCATCCATGTTTTATAGGGCTGGCGGTGATCCGGTCTAGCCATGAGATCTTGAACTTCCTGCGGCTGTTCTTCCAGGTCTAGCTTGATCGATGACCCGTTGCTGGCAATGTCCTCTATGATGTAGCTGACAACCTCCGAACATTTATATCCGGCTTGTGCTAATCGCCGGTACGACGCCGATGAAAATCCGCCGAAGGTGTTCCCGCTATTGAAAAAAGCCTCAATTGCTACTTGATTAGCCGATGACAAGTCGCTGATAGAGGCCATCTTCCAGCCCATTAAAGCCCCGGAAATCTTGCTCCTAATGCTCATAATTAAACGATAATGAAGTCACCAAACTCTGAAGGAAGGCTATTGATGTATTGAGTTGTAGAGTCAATTTGATCCCAAAAACGACCGGTAGGGCAAGCGAGCATTTCCTTGACATAGTCTTCTGTCCAAGGCTGTCCGCTCTTAATATAGATGTTTCCTGCTCTGAATTGTCCGCTTGCTGCATGCGCTCTTTCGGGTTTCGATTTGTCGACCTTCACTGGGACGATAGGCAATCTCGTATATTTTTTCAAGTCTTGAATGATGCTGATCCCTGAAGCCTTATCTTCGATCAGAATGAGATTGGGCTTCCACTTCGCCGCCTGGGCCTCAATCGCCTCCTTTAAATCCGGGTAGATCAAGCGTTCCCGGAAGACATCAACTAGATAATGCCCGGTTTTTGTTTTCAGCCAAGTCGTAATGACAGAGGGGTCATTCTTCTCCTTATCCTTGAATCCAGTATCGATTGATTGAACAATTTCGAGCACATCGAGCGGATCCGTGTCGAAATATTGGAGCATGTCCCGCTTGAAGATTGCGCCTTTCGGGGATCCGGGCCGTCCTTGGAATAGGGATTCCCAGGCTTCAGGGCGAAGTTTTTTGATTTTTTCTGCGAGTTTATCTCGCTTCAGCTCCGGACAAAGGGTCTGCCCAACTTCGCGACCGATCGGGTCGATGAGCATTGCTTCCTCATCCTCGACGATCCAAGGCAGATTGATGACCTTGAAATCTTCGGCCCATTCTGAATCCTGTATGCGACCAACAATATCTTTTTCGGACCATCGAGTCAGCGTGATAATCACCATATTATATTCTTCAAGTCTAGGCATGAATGAATAAGCAAACTCATCAAAGACCCTGTCGCTGTGGGTTAATGAATTTGCTTCCGTAAAATTCTTGACCGGGTCATCGAGGATAATTCCATTCGCACCGAGGCCCGTTACTCCGGAGAGGATTCCCGCCGCTCGAAGACTTCCGCCTCCTAGTGTTTCCCATAATCCTAGAGTCGCTGAGTCGGACCGGAGTTCGATTCCGCATTGTTTTATCAAGTCGCGATTGCGTCGACTGAATCGATAAGCAAACTTCTCATTGTACGCGCCGACGATCCATTGATACCAGGGAAGCAAATCGAGAACGTAAGCCGGGAATCTTTCTGTGATAGTAGACGACTTTCCATGACGCGGCGGCAACGTGAAAATAAGTCGAGGCATCTTCTCAGCGAGCGCGTCTTCGAGCGCCTGCTGAAGTGTATCAATTATGAATTTAGTATGAGTGTAATTCCAATTGAAATTAGGAACGTTCGTCGTCAGCCAATTGTGATATGTGTTCCGTCTCCGAATCTCCTGGATTGCTTCTAGCTCTAGCAATTCTAGCTCTAATATCTGCAAGTCTTTCGTCAATTTGTGCCTTCGTTAATTTTGTGAGATCTTCCACTTGCTGAACCGGCGCATTGAGATTCAGATTCAGATTTTCTGTACGCTCTTGATACCCGCGATCGCGTCCCTTTGTTTTCAAATAAAATATTTGAGCTGAAGTGTCGCCGTTGATTGCGTTCTCGAAGAAAGCTTCTTCAACATCATCACACTTCGACTCTGTGATTTCGAGGACCATATCCCGGAAGGTCAATTCATTATCGAATTCGTCCTTCGCAATGATGTTCGGATCCTTCTCCCATTCGTAGAAAGTAGTCCGTGTGATCTTATGAGCTTGGCATGTCTTACCGATATGACCGCCTTTCTTTGCGAGCGTCTCCAGGACTGAAAGTCTTTTCTCTATCGTATACATTCTAGTTCGTCGAAGAGTTCTCGATTTTGATATTTCAAAAGTTTGTAAGCGTGTTGAATCGCCCTGTCCTCTATTTGTTGTATCCTACCTGATGAACATTTGCAACCTTGAGCAATCTCTCGATGCGTCATCGGAACATTGCGTATTGCAGATTTCATAAGGTTAGCGAGCCCGATATCTATATTATTGTTGAGATCTCTGTTCCTGGCATAGCCAGCTTGCGTATAATCGTTATCGGAAACCATTACTTTTTTCGATACATAGAACTAGACATCGGGCGGGAAGGTTAATGATCCTGTATGTATTGCATAGTCAAGTACTCTCCTAAGCTTTGGATAACCGGCGAGAGTGTTCTTTGCTCTACCTGTCGGATGCGGCATGATTATTCTATACACCTCGGTCGGGCTTAATTTATCGAGAGCGTCACCGGCGATCTTTCCGAAGGCAATCACGATACCGGGCTTTTCCTCATCGATGCGGCTTCGCATGTGATCATGATCCGCTTTGAAGCACGACGACGAATGTCCTCCGACTTCCTTGCTGGCTTCGTCCCATATTATTTTCGAGCAAACATCGTCCCCTAAAAACTTCTTGAGTATCTGTCCGGTCCGGCATCCGGCAAATAAAGCGTAATGGATCATACGCCTCCGCAGGTCTTCAGCAAGCTCGGGCTTCCCTCGATCAATATATCTCTGCATTGTTCTCTTATGGCGCTCGGGATCCTTAAGCCATTGATTCTGCATGAAAGCTAATATCTTCATCCCGCAATTGTTTCACGTGGAACATTCAGCCGGTCCCGCAAATTCTCCGCGAACTGCCATGCTTGATCGAGCTTGTCGACCTCATCGATCGCCTTCAATATGTCCTCGGTTCGCATCCATCCTTTCGCCTTCAGCTCTGCCAGTGTGACGCCGACTTGACCGGATTCGAGCGACACGTTTTTGAATTCGAACGAGATCCATTCGTCTTGAAGCTCTGGATCCTTTGCGACTTCATGAAGCTTCGCGAAGCATGCCCTGACTTTCGAGGAAAATAAGACACGGGTTCTTAAAGTTATACTCTTCATGTCTTCGCGAAAGCGGTTGCGATATTTGGCAACGATAGTTCGATCGCGATTGAAACTCTCCGCAATCTCCTTGTCTTTGAAGCCGTAAAATTCTGCAATATGCGAGAAGATACACCGTCCGTCGGTCGCCGCTGAACTTCCGCCGAAGCTGATCTTCCCTTTGATCTCGTCCTCCGTCACGCTCAAGGCTATCGACACGGCTCGCATTATCATTCGGAGGTTCATATCATACTAAACCGAGACT